GGCCGACCGAACCACCCTGGTTCAGGTCGAGGGCCTGCATGCAGGTAGCGAAGAAGTACGGCGAGCAGTACCACTTGGCACCCGCCCGGCTGTGCTGCGGAACGGCAGCCATCATGGCGAGCAGGTTGGCCTTGGTCACCTCGTCCGGCGTGTCGCCGGCCGCGGCCACGAGCGACGCCGCGTAGTCGTAGGTGGTCACCTCGCTCGCCGTGGTGGTCTTGAGCAGACCGCCAGCGTACGAGGTGACGATACCCGCGACCCCCGGAGCGTTGCTCGGGTTGCCGAGCCACGCTGCCGCCTCCACGGCATTGCTGATGCCGAGGGCCAGCTCAGCCGCGACCCAGTCGGCGATCGAGACGATCGAGTCCTGGAGCAGCTCGCTGGAGACCACCACGGCGGCGCCGAGCTTCTTGGCCGTCACGGTCACCTGAGTGGCCGACGGGTCGGCCGGAGTGATCGCGGAATTTTCCGAGATCCACCCACCGCTCACGCCCGCCGTCCGCTTCGGGAACAGCACCACGTCGCTCGGCATCTGAACGCTGGTGGCGTTCGAAGCGAAGGCCGAGTATTGCTCGACGAGCCGCAGCACGGTGCTCGACAGCACGTCGGGCACGAAGTTGCTGCCGGCACCGGACGCACCACCGAGGGCACGCACCTCGACGCCGTGGTCCTCGCACCACCGCTTGGCGTGAGCGTCGCCGCTCTTCGCCTTGAACCACATGCCCGCCTTGTAGGCGTCCTCGGCCTTCCCGAACGCACGGAGCCGGCCCGAGAACGGAACCGCCTCGACGCGGGCCTTCTCGCTCCGCTCCTCGGTCACCTCGGGGGCAGGCGTGCAGCGGTCGACAACCGCTCGCAGGTTCTTGGCCGACTCGGCCACGTTCTTCTCGAAGTCGATCTTCTTGGAGAGCTTGGCGGCGTCGGCCGTCAGCGTCTCGAGCTCGAGGTCGCGCTCGGCGATCTTGTCGGCGTCGCCTTCGATGGCCCGCACGGCGTCGATCCGGTTGGCGAGGGCAGCCGCCTCGTCCTGAAGCTTCTTGAGGTTGTCCATGTGTCGTGAGACTCCTGCGGCGGTATTGCCGATGGAGTCCACGGTGCCACTAGGGACGGGGTACCTTGCAGAAGCGAACGCCAGAAAGTGTTGTTTTCACAAACGCAACAGCACGCGCGCCGCACCTCGGGCAGCGCAGGTACCGCTGCCGCTCGTCACCGACCGGACGGCTGGAACGGCAGCGCAACTTTTCGCCGCAGGTGCAGCGTGCGTCAGACACGGCGAAGCCTCAGAACCGCGGCGGCTGCCGCATCACGGGCCAGCGAACGCTTCGCAACAACAGCGGCCACAGTCTCGGGCTGCGCCTGCGAAGCCAGCCACGCCTCGTACGAACGCATCGCAACGCCGGCCGACGTGCTGGGGTACGCGGGAACCAGAACCGGCCCCACATCGTAGAGCCCCGACACCTCGCGGATCTGCCGCACGGCCTTGCCGTCCTCGCCCTGGCGGAAGCCTTCTCCGGCCTTGTCGACCGTGAAGGCAAACGACGAGCCGCGAACGTCACGCCGCTGGATCAACTCCATCACGTCGGCACGGCTCACGGGAGGCGTCACGACGTACCGCAGGCCCTTGTCGTCCGACGAGAGCTCGAGCGTGCCGCTCGACGTGCGGCCGAGCACGATGTTGCTATCGTGGTTGAACAGAGCCACAACGTCCTGGCGGCCCCGCTGGCGGCTCAGGATCTTGTCGAAGGCACCGGGCAGGATCTCCTCACGGAAACCGCCCAGGTCGAGCGACAGCCGGTTGTAGACCGCAGCGTATCCGATGATGGCTGCCCGGCCGTCGGCCCGGCTCTCGACGATCAGTTCCTGCTCGTCTTCAAAGGCGAAGTCGCGGCGTTCAATTTCCATCGGTAGCGTCCTCCTCGGATTGGTCCTCGGTGTCGTCGGCTGGGCTTTCCTCGTCCTCGACCGGTGGCTCGGGCATCGCGTCCGCGGCCGGCTCCTCGCCAACCTTGTCGAGCGTGGTCATGTTCAGCTGCACAAAGTGCTTGTCACCTTCCGGCCCGATCGGGTTCAGGTTCTCAAGCTCGCGGATCTCGTTAATCGTCATCCAGCCGTTTTGCAGGGCCGACACGTAGTACGCCGACCGGCTGGCGTGATCACCACGCAGCAGGCCCGAGACGCTGTGCTCGGCGAAGTACCGCTCGTCGTCCACGATGAGGTCACGGCTGATGGCAGCCTCCCACCGCTTCAGGTGCGGCAGCAGGCAGTGCTGGACGAATTCCGTCCCCTGTACCTCGATATTCGAATAGGTCGAGCGGGTCAGGTCTTGAATCATGTGCGGTGGTACACGGAACGCACGGCAGATCTCAATGACCTGGTACTGCCGGGTCTCAAGGAACTGGGCCGCCTCATTGCTGCCGCTGAGCTCGTGGGCCTTCACGCCGTTAGGCAAGACCGCCGTGCGGTGTGCCCGGTCCGGCCCGCGGTGCATCCGCTCCCACTGCTCCCGGAGCCGCTCCGACGCTTCGGCCGGGATCGGGTTGTCAGACTCCAGGACAATGCCGGGCCGGGCACCGTTGCCGAAGTACGTGGCACCATGAGCCTCCAACGCTTGGGCCAGGCCGATGGCATTGCGGAAAAGCTGGTACGTCGGCACCGGCCGGATACCGTCCTCGGTCGTAAACCGCAGGGCAAAGATCTGATCCTGGCTGTAGACCGTCTGTCGGCCGTTCGGCTCGCGGTACCTGTACCGCACCGTGCCGTCCTCCAGCCGCTCGGCCTCCATCCGCGAGGAGTGCAGCGGCCACAGCTCCGAGACTGCACCTCGAGCACCTGGGCGGATCTCCGCGTAGCTGGCACCGTAGTGCAGATACATCCCGGTCATCCAATCGCGGAACTCCTGTGCCGTCTGCCACGGGTTCGGCTGCATGTGCAGGAGCCGGTAGACCGGGTTCGATGCGGCCTTGGCCTTGCCGCCGTTCGGCAGCCGCTCGTAGACGTGCAGCGGCAACGAGCTCACAGCGTCAGAGATCACGCGAATACAGGCCGTGTAGGCCGAGCATGCCATGGAGTTGTCGGCCGTGACGCGGATGCCGGAGGCCGTGCGGCTGCCGCCCATGTCGTGCCACTCAATGCCACGCAGGTCGATCATCTTGAAATCGGCAGCAGCGTTCTCGCTCATAGCGTGATGATGTCCCAGGATTGGTCGGGCGGCGTCGTGGTGGCTACGGCATGAAGTCCGAGAGCCATGACCAGCGACACAATGCCGTCGATACGCTCGGTGCTTTTGGCCTTGCTCGGCTTGATGTTGCCCTGGTGGTCAGACTGCACCGCGACGTTCCCAGCCATCCACGACAGCACCGGGTGGTTCGCGTGGCGAATACGCTCCGACAGCACAAGGTTTTCGAGTTGCTTGCTCGGGCTCGACATTGAACCGTAGCCCTGCCCAAATCCTGTCACCTGGAGGCCATCTCCTTGCAGTTGTGTTGCCAGCTGCGTGGCGTTCCAGCGGTCGATCCCCACCTGGCGAATGTTGTACTTCTGCGACAGTTCGACGATGTCTCGCCGGATCACGTCGTAGTCGGTGACGTTTCCATCCGTGGCTCGGATGTACCCGTCACGTATCCACCCGATGTAGTCCACCTTGTCCCGCTGCGTTCGCTCGGCAGCGTTCTCCTGCGGCACCCAGAAGAACGGCATCACGTCGAACGAGCCGTCGTCGGCCTGGCTGACCATCACGAACGCCGACAGGTCGTACGTGGTTGCAAGGTCGAGGCCCGCGTACCACTCCCGCTGCTCGAGGTCTGCCAACAGCGGCCCGCCGCACTTAAACCATGTGTCAGGCGAGAGCCACCGAACATCCTGCGTCGTCCATACGTTGAGCCTGTACCGCAGAAACGCGTTAAGCTTCGACGGCGACTGCTCCGCCTCGCGAGCATCGGCGGCGAACGACTCTACTGTGATCGTCTCGCCGAGTGACGGGTTCGCCTTGTGCCACGTCTTCTGGTCCTTCCAATCGTCCTCGGGCGAGGCCGCGTAGATGCACCCGAAGAAAGCAGGGTCGACGGTCGGGTCCGCGATGCACCGCTCGGCGTAGGCGTGCTGCTCCCAGCAGATGCTCTTGCGGTCGTATCCGGCCGTCGTGATCGACAGCAGCAGCGGCGAGCGTCTGGCCGCACCACCGTACCGCAGGGCATCCCACAGGCGACGGTCTCGCTGGGCGTGCAGTTCGTCGAAGAGCAGGGCGTGGATGTTGAGGCCCTCGGCCCTGAACGCATCGGCCGACAGAACACGATAGAACGAGTTGCTGGCCTTATGGACGATCGTCTTGCGGCTGTCGATCACCTCGAGGTGCCGCGACAACGCAGGCGAGGCCCGCACCATCGACGCCGCCTCGCGGTAGATGATGCCAGCTTGCTCGCGGTCGCAGGCCGCACCGTAGACCTCGGCACCAGGCTCCGAGTCGAAGGCTGTCATGTACAGGGCGATGCCCGCTAGTGTCGTGCTCTTGCCCATCTTCTTCGGAAGTTCGATGTATCCGACGCGGTGCTTACGCGTGCCGTCTGGGTGCAGCCGGCCGAAGAGCTCACGCATGACGTGGTGCTGCCACGGCAGGAGCTTGAACGGCTTGCCAGCGTTCTGCCCTTTGCTGTGGCGAAGGATCTTCTCGAAGAAGTGAACGACTCGCTCGTACTTGGCCTGGCCCTCTTTGCAGAGATCAGGCGCCGTGGAGCTTAAAGAAGTCCTCGACTTCGTCTGTCGGCTTTTCTTGCTTGGCACCGAGCCGCGTCCTGCTGGTCGGAGTCAGTCCAAATTCACCCATTAGCGAAGCCTGCAGGCTCACTAATCCGCGATACAACGGCCCGGCTGGGTTCGGTTTCACGCCGCCGAGGTCCGTCTTCATGACCGGCCCGGTGGCCCGCAGCTCGAGCAGACACGCCTGCGCAGCAGCGTACACCTCGCACAAAGTCGCCAACGCTTCGCCATCGGCCAGCGTCAACGTGCCGAGCTCCAGGAGGAGCGGCACGAGCTCGTTCCACTTCTCGACGGCGAGCGGCTCGACGATCAATCGCGCCGGCATCGGCGGCGATCCCACAGGCGCCGGAAGGTCCGGCCGGATCTTCCGCTTGCCAGGGTTGCCGGCCAGCTTTTTCACAGAGGCCGGTAGCGGCCTGCGTCCCGTCGGCATGCGACTACCTCGAAAAACGCGGGGAAAAACGCCGTTTCAATTTGCGGCCGCGCACGCGCGGG